CACAGGGTGACAGCAAGACAGCAGGGTTTCATATCTCTGCACTTTATTCACCTTGGACAAGACTTGATGAGATTGTTGGTGAGTTTATCGCAGCTAAGAGAGATCCTATGCGGCTCAGAACGTGGGTTAATACGACTTTGGGCGAAACGTGGGAAGAGCAGGGCGAGATGCTTGACGAATATGATCTAATTGATCGTGTTGAGGATTGGGGTGATGAGCTTCCAGAAGATGTCTTAATGCTAACGGCTGGGGTAGATGTTCAAGATGATCGGCTAGAATATGAGATAGTTGGCTGGGGCCGTGGAGAGGAAAGTTGGTCTATTGACTACAGCGTCTTGTATGGTGATCCATCATCAGCGGAATTGTGGATTGATCTGGATAAGGCTTTGCAGCGTACTTACATGCATCCATTATCTGGTGATATGACGCTCAGATCAGCTTGCATCGATAGTGGCGGTCATTACACGCAGCAAGTTTATAATTATGCGCGTAATCGTGTTGGCAAGCGTATCTTTGCAATTAAGGGTATTGGTGGAGAGGGTAAGCCAATTATAGGCAGACCCAGCAAGAACAATATCGGAAAGATAAACCTGTTTCCTGTGGGAGTAGATACAGCCAAAGAATTAGTGTATGCTAGGCTGAAGATGAAGGAAGAAGGGGCAGGGTATTGTCACTTTCCGTTAGGCCGCAACGAAGAATATTTTAGAATGCTTACTGCTGAGAAAAAAGTTATTAAGTATTTTAAGGGGCGTCCAAGGCGTGAGTGGGTAAAGATCCGTCAGCGCAATGAGGCTCTTGATTGCAGGGTTTATGCAACCGCAGCTTTAGCTGTTTTAAATATAAACATGGATGCAGTTGCAAAACAGGCCCAAAATAAGGTACAATCCGACAAACCTCAGCAATTCAGGCGTCCAGCATTGCCGCGCCGCAATTCGTTCGTTCACGGTTATAGGTGATAGATGGCTAATTTATTCGACGCAGCAAATGCACCGACTACTGAACCGACTGACTTTGTGGTCGGTGATTTTGTACAATGGAAGCGCACAGACCTAAGCGATGATTATCCCAATAGTGCATATACGCTGACATATGTGTCAAGGGATGCTGGCGGTGGTTCGCATGAGTTTTCCGTAACTGGAACGGCAAGTGGCTCTGACTATCTCTTCACCATTCTAGGATCTGCTTCATCTGGCTTTAGCGCCGGTCATCACAAATGGCAGCTTGAGGTTGTACGCAATAGCGACAGCGAGCGCATTGTCCATGAGACAGGCCATTGGGATATTCATGTTGACATGGATGTTAATGGCGTTGATCCAAGGTCATTCGCTCAAACGATGGTTGATAAGATTGAAACCATATTGACGGGCAAGGCTGATAGTGATGTTGGCAGCTATTCCATTGCTGGCCGGTCATTAACGAAAATGACGTTTGCTGAGTTAGAAGAAGCCAGAAACCGGTATATGAGCATCTACAAGCGTGAGCAAGCAGATGAGGCAGTGAAGAAGGGCAAGCCAAGCCCCAACACGATCAAAGTGAGGTTTAGCTGATGGGTGTACTTGATCTCTTCAAGCGGTCTAAGAAAAAACCGCAGCGCCGTAATTACCAAGCAGCCGCCAAGGGGCGGCTTTTCGCTGATTTCCACGCATCAAATCGCAGCGCTGACAGTGAAATCCGCTGGGCTTTGCGTGATTTACGCAACCGTAGCCGTGATTTAGAGCGCAATAACGAGTATTTTAGGCGCTATTTGCAGCTTTTGCGGGTAAATGTTGTCGGAGAAAACGGGTTTAACCTACAGATCAGAGGCAGAAATCCAGATAATTCGCTAGATCGTGCTGGGAACAACATAATTGAGGGCGCTTGGCGTGATTTCTCACGTTTTGGCGGGCCAACCATTGATGGCGGGCTTTCAATGGTGGATTTGTGCAATCACATCATATCTGGCGTTGCGCGTGATGGTGAAGTGTTCCTGAAGATCGTTAAGGGAAATTATTTGCGCTACGGCATAGGGTTGCAGCTTATTGAGCCTGATCTAGTGGACGAAGAGAAGAATGAGCTTGCTGCAAATGGCAATCAGGTTCGCATGGGCGTTGAGCTTGATAGCAAGACGAAGCGTCCGATTGCGTATTATGTGCTGAATTACCACAAGGGTGATTATGATTACATGACGCCAGCCGCAGAGCGTAAATACACCCGTGTTTCTGCGGATGAGATGATGCACATCTACCGTCCAGAACGCGCAGATCAGACTAGGGGTGTTCCTTGGTCTGTTGCTGCGATTGCGTCATTGAAGATGTTGCATGGCTATCGTGAGGCTGAGTTGATTGCTGCTAGAACTGGTGCAGCTAAGATGGGCTTCTTCACTAGCCCTGCTGGGGATGGATTTACTGCTGACGGGTTTGACGATGAGCAAAATACTGTTCCCATCTATGATGCTGAAGCTGGCACGTTCCATCAACTTCCTGCTGGCGTTGACTTTACTCCATTTGATCCAACTCATCCAACATCTGCGTTTGCTGACTTTGAGAAGGCAGTTCTGCGGGGCATAGCTGGTGGCTTGGGCGTGAGCTATACATCATTAGCCAACGATCTTGAGGGCACAAGCTATTCTTCAATTCGTCAGGGCGCATTGGAAGAGAGAGATTTCTACCGCACGTTGCATAGGTTTATGATCGATCACTTCCTTGATCCGTTCTATCGCATTTGGCTGGAGCATGTTATGGATCATGGATTTGTACCTATTTCTGGCGAGAATAAGGTTTTTAAGTTTAGCCAAGACGTAACTTGGCGCGGCAGAGGCTTCCAGTGGGTTGATCCGCTGAAGGAAATGAATGCTGCTGTTGTGGGTTTGCAGAACGGTATTCTGAGCCATTCTGATATTGCTGCGACTTATGGGCGTGATGCAGAAGATACATTTGCACAGATTGAGCGTGACAAAGAGCTTGCTGAGCAATTTGGTCTATCTATGGCCTATCAGCCGTTTGGTATGAAGATGCCAGTACCAGCAGAGGTGGATGATGTCGAACAAACCGACTGATGGAATGGTGGAAGAAGCGAAGCGTGGCCTAGAGTGGCGGCGTGAGTTTGGCCGTGGCGGTACTGAAGTTGGTATTGCCAGAGCCAGAGATATATCCAATGGCAAGAACTTGTCAGACGATACAGTCAAGCGCATGTTCAGTTTCTTCAGCCGCCATGAGGTTGATAAGAAGGCTGAGGGGTTTCGCGTAGGTGAAAAGGGTTATCCATCAAATGGCCGTATCGCATGGGCGCTTTGGGGCGGTGATGCTGGCTTTTCGTGGAGCAGACAGATTGCAGAGCGTTTAGATAAAGAAGATCGCGCCCCTGAATTGACTGATGCTGTGAAGGTGGGCTTGGCCAAGAAGGCTAAAGATCACAACGATAAAGTTGGTGATGTTGCGTCTAAGCGCACCAGCACACGCACATTAAGCGCAGTATTTCGTCGCGGCATTGGCGCTTATAAGACTAATCCGCAAAGCGTAAGGCCGAATGTGAAATCACCTGAGCAGTGGGCATATGCCCGCGTAAACAGTTTCTTATATGCGCTGCGCAATGGCAAATATCGCAGTGGAAAGCATGATACTGACCTTCTGCCAAAGGGTCATCCAATGGCTAACGATGAAAGGGGTAGCGCAGATATGGCAAAAGATGATATTATCGGTCTTGAACTAAAAGGATCAACAGAGATGGAAGAGCGTCACATATTGAACGTGGAAGAGACAGATGATGCTTATACTGTCACTTTTGCAAAGCCTGATCGTGAAGATCAGCCAGAAGAAATGCAGACTACTCAGGAAGATGATGAGCGCATTCAGCATTACGATGATGAAGAGCGCCTTGACCGTGAGAAGATGGAAACTCGCGGCATGTCGTTTGACGGTAAGGTTGTTGACGAAGATAAGCGCACTGTTCGTATTGCTGTATCGAGCGAAGAGCCAGTAGAGCGCAGCTTTGGCAATGAAATATTAGATCACAATGAGCGCAGCATTGATCTTAGCTTTGCTAAGTCAGGCCGTATGCCGTTGCTCTTGGATCACGATCCACGCCAGCAGATTGGTGTGGTAGAGGACGTAAGCCTTGATGGATCGGCCCGTAGATTGCGGGCGACTGTGCGTTTCGGAAGAAATGGACTTGCCAAAGAGGTTTTCGACGATGTTGTGGATGGTATCAGAAGCAACATTAGCGTTGGCTATCATGTCAACGATATGGAGCGTCAAGATGCGGATAGCTACCGCGTGAAGTCTTGGCTTCCAATGGAAGTATCAGTTGTTAGCATACCCGCAGACCGGACAGTCGGGGTAGGCCGTGCAGCAGAGAAGCCACCCGCTCAACCTATCACTGAAACTCTTATTAGAGAGGAAACTATCATGTCGGAAGATAACAAGATCGACATCGATGCGGTAAAGGCCGAAGCTACTCGCGCTGCCGCAAAAGATACTGCTGAAATGTATCGCTTGGCTGCAAAGCACAACAAGCGTGATTTGGCAGACAAAGCCGTATCAGAAGGCCGCTCACTCGCAGAATTTCGCGGTGAATTGCTGGACGTAATCGGTAATGCACCATTGGATACGCCAAATGAAATCGGACTTGCCCCGAAAGAGGCCCGTCAGTTCTCATTGCTTCGCGCTATCCGCGCCCATGCAAACCCAACTGATCGTTCTGCACAAAAAGCTGCTGCTTTTGAATTAGAAGCTGCTGCTGCTGCGTCAGATGCGATGGGTGTTGAAGCACAGGGCATTATGATCCCAGCAGATGTATTGCGTAGCTGGAAAGTGCGCGACATGAATACAACTGACGATGCTGGCATTATTGCTGACGATTTCCGTGGCGGCGATTTCATCGACGTATTGCGGAACGCTTCATCAGTCATGCAAGCTGGTGCAACAATGCTGACAGGCTTGTCAGGCAACGTGAAGATCCCAAAGAAAACAGCCGCATCATCTGCCGGTTGGATTTCATCTGAGGGTGGCGCATCTGGCGAAAGCGAGCCAACTGTTGGTCAAGTCACTATGTCACCTAAAGTATTGGGTGCGCATACAGACATTACACGCCTTATGATGCAGCAATCATCTTTGGATGTTGAAGCACTGGTGCGTAATGATCTGACATCTTCTATCGCACTTGCGATTGATTTGGGTGCATTGGCTGGAACAGGCTCATCTGGTCAGCCTACTGGTGTGAAAAACACATCTGGCATTAACACACCAACTAACTTTGCTGGGGTTAATCCAACATTTCCTGAAGTTGTAGCGATGGAAACTGCGGTAGCAGAAGATAACGCTCTGCAAGGAAACTTGGCGTATATCTTACCTGCCAGCATGTACGGTGCGTTGAAAACAACTGTAAAAGACAGTGGTTCAGGCCAGTTTGTTGTTGCTCCTGATGGATCAATGAACGGTTACAATGCAATCGTATCAAACCAAGTTACTGCTGGTGATCTGTATTTCGGCAACTTTGCTGATTTGCTGATCGGCATGTATGGCGGTTTGGACATTGTTGTAGATCCATACACTGCGTCTAGCTCAGGCACAGTACGGATTGTTGCACTGCAAACTGTAGACGTAGCTGTACGTCACGCAGTAAGCTTTGCATTCAACAATGACGGTTCATAAGAATGCTAACTTGGGAGGGCCACTTGGCCCTCCTTTCAAACAAGGGGCGAAAGATGAAATATATTATCCTGAAATCCTGTGTCGCTGCTGGTCAAGCTAGAAAAGCTGGCGACATAGTTGAGTTAGGCGCAGATGAAGCGACTGCGTTAAAGGGATATGGGCGCATTGATAATGCCCCTGAGCCAAAGCCTGTGAAGGCTCCCACTGATCGCGCGGCAAAGCCTAAGACCACAAGGTCTAAGAAATGAAGATCACTCTGATCAAAGACGCTTCTTGGAGCGGCAAGAACGGTAAGGCTGGTGCAAGCCACACAGTTGATGACCGTATCGCTCAGAAGCTAATTGATCGGGGATATGCGAAGCCATATGTAAAAGAAGAGAAGGCTTATAAAGATGGCCCTGCCACTAGCTGACGACTTAGCAAATATATTAGACGTTGATGAGTTTGCTACGGCTGTCACTTACAGCGGCGGCACAATCAATGGCGTTTTTGACAATGAGACTGTTCCAGTTGATACGGGCGGTTATGTTGCTGTTCACGAAGAGCAGCCACGTTTGACATGCAGAACAGCAGACGTTTCCAGCATATCTTACAACCAGACTATGGTTATTAATTCTGTAACGTATTATGTGCGGGCTTGGATACATGATGGCACTGGCGTCACTGTTGTTCAATTGGAGAAATCATAGTGGCTCACGTTAGGCAACAAATAAGAGAGCGCATAGTTTCTGTGCTTACCACTAATGTCGCGCTGGTTAGCAGCCGCGTATATGGCACTAGGGTTTATTCTTTGACTGAAGCTGATTTGCCAGCCATTACTGTTTACGCTGGGTCAGAGACTTCTGGCTTGCAGACTGTTGGCCTAAAAACTTCGCAACGGATTGTTTCAATTCAGGTTGATGCTTATGTCCGTGCGACTTCTGACTTTGATGATGATGTGGACGCCATTGCTGTCCAAATCGAAGAGGCAATAGCCAATGACTTTACAGTCAACGGCCTTGCAAAAACTGCTGTGTTATCTAGTACAGAAATGAATTTTTCAGGTGAAGCGGAGCAACCTATTGGTTCTGCAAGGCTGACATTTGATGTGCGTTATGATACAGCTATAAATGATGTTGAAACCGCCAGATAAGGAGACTTTACTATGGCAACTCACGCGGGTAGCGAAGGAACTGTTAAGGTCGGTTCCAACGCGATTGCAGAAATTCGCTCTTTCAGCTTAGAGGAAACAGCGGATACTTTAGAAGATACAACTATGGGCGATACTGCTCGCACCTATAAATCTTCGCTAACAACATTCACTGGATCGGTTGATGTATTCTGGGATGAGACAGACACAAGTGGTCAGGGCGCTTTGACAATCGGTGCTTCTGTTACCCTTAATGTCTATCCAGAGGGTGATGCTTCTGGTGATACATACTATAGCGGATCTGCTATTGTGACAGGCGTTACACGCTCTTCATCATTTGACGGGCTTGTGGAAGCGTCAATAACTGTGCAAGGTAGCGGGGCATTAACAGCTACAACGGTGTAAAAAATGTCATTAGCGAAACGCATTGCGGCCAAACGCGCAGAACAAGAGCGAGGCTTTTTAGATGTGGAAGAATGGGGCGAGGGGGATCAACCTCTTCGCCTTTATTTCACGACAGTCTCAGCGCGTGATATGGAGCAAATCCAGAGAAAGCACAAAGACTTCATCAATAATCCAACAATGTCTGCCATGATCGACTTGATCATTCGCAAATGTGAGAGTGACGCTGGTGAAAAGGCTTTTACGTTAGAGGATAAGCCCATCTTGATGGGTGAGCCTATAAATCTCATTGCTACGGTTTTTGGGGCAGTTCTGGAAAGCGTAACCATAGAGGAACACGAAAAAAACTAAGAGGCGATCCTTTTAGATATAATCTGATTGCATTGGCTGAGTTGCTTGGCAAAACCATAGGTGAAATAGAGCAAATCAGTCTTTCAGAGTATAATGAATGGATCGCTTTCTTTAGGATCAAAGCGGAGCAAAAAGATAATGGCGGTTGAAAAGCTAACTTTTGAGATGAACGCCGTTGGCAATGCTGTTCCGGCTATGAAGAAGGTACAAGCGCAACTGGGATCGCTTGACCAGACCATGACGCGCACAACCCGTCACATGGCTAATCAAAACAGAGCTATGAGATCTAGCGCTGGCGGTATGCAGCGTATGACTAGGAATATGGGTAGTCTTGGTTTGCAAGTGCAAGACGTTGCAGTTCAAGCCAGCATGGGAACTGACGCTTTACGCATCTTCTCTATGCAGGGTGGTCAAATACTCAGCATATTTGGGCCTCTGGGTATGATTGCAGGTGCTTTGACTGGTGTTGGTGCTGCGGTCTTGATGGCAAGTGGTGGACTAGACAGATTTCGCGGTGTTTTTTCCGATATAATGCCAGCATTAGATAACTTCACAAATACACTTGGCGTCTTATTAATGCAATTTCAGCCCCTAGTAAGCTTTGTTGGTGGTGTTCTTAGTGGTGCTTTCAATATGCTTGGAGGCGTTATTGATTTTGTTTCTGACAATCTTGCTGCACTAACCACTGCGGCGGGAATATTCGTTGCAATACAATTAGGAAACATAGCATTTAAAGCTGCTAGAAGTTTCGTGAGCCTTGCAAAGGCTGTATCCGCTACGCAAATCTTGATGAGTGCATTAAATGCTGTCACAAGAAGAAATCCTATTATGTTAATTGCAATAGCTGCTGGAGTTGCCGCAGATCAACTTGGTCTTATCACTAAGGCAATGGATGAGCTAAAGGAAAAATTCCCTGAGTTTTTTGATGCTGTTAGTGATGCGGGAAGTGCTACAGCAGCTTTAATTACAGCAAGTTATG